GCCTGTTGTAACTCTCCAAACGCAACAGCACAATGAGTACTTCCATCCAACATATTCAGACTGAGATCTTCTTCAGTCACAAATTGGTTAACTCCATCTCTTGTGGATCTAAATGTTGGTAAGCACACTACAACAGCATCTCTTCCTTCAATTTCTTTGATATCTCGAGATCGTCTAATGGTAACTCTCTCCCAAGCTAGTTGAGGTTTACCAGCAAACAAATTCAAATTATCATAGATTTCAATCTCAATCTGGTCATCTAATAAACCAGTGAATAAGTGTCTACAAGTTGTAAACAAATTTCCACGAAGTCCAACAAGATTACCAGAACGAGTTGTTCCAACTTGTCTACCATTTTTCATAACATTACCATGTACATGTACACGATAAGCGTGTCTCATAGACATTTCAGTAAGGTGTTTGGAGTGGTGGTAGCTTGCTGTGTTCCTAGGAACTACAGTAGCGAGTCGCTTAACACCTTCATGATGGTAAACTCTTGGTCCCATGCTTGCTGTTAATAGTGTACCTATTGTTAACAAAAATATTATAATGTACAGTATTAGTGCTATTATACGCAGAGTATCCAGTACAGCATCAAAAGATATAGACTTTGCTATATTCATGAAAATTTCTTTCATACGAGCTCTCCATGGATTCTGTCTTCTCCTAAAGTCACGTAACACTGCTTCAAAATAATTTGAATATCCATAAGCTTCAGTCACTTGATTTCTAACATGACTAAAAGTTTGCTGTGATAGGAGTGCTTCCATGATAATATACCACTCAATCAATTGTTCTTGTGTAGGGTTCTGTATATTAGTTTTTATATATACATTTTTTACAGTAGAAGCCCTATATTGATTAGTGTCAATATGTATGATGGGAGTTGTCGTCATCGGGTCAATGTTAATATGATTAACACTGTCAGGCAGTTGGAAATTGTCGCCAGATATCATCTCCTGTAATGAGTAAACAAAGCATCCTTCATCTACTTCCATTTCAGGCAGTGGTGTTAATATTTTTGGCATCAGCCGTCCTACGGCTAAATCTGGCTCAATTGGTGTATGTCCATGAGCTACATTCCACCCTACAGTTCCAGGTGAAATATAGTATTGTCCTGTTTCAAAGCTTCTCTCATCTCTTGTGAGATTAGTCCTTGTCATATAATCCGCTTCATTTTCATATGTTTGATAAGGAGCACCCATATAAGTCTCCATATCAGAATTATAAGGAGTAGTTAGTGTTAAGCTAGTCCTATAGTTGTTAAACCATTCTTGCGGAATTTGTTCGTCACTCCTCGGGGAAGGTCCTTGTATACCCATCTCTTGCTCTAATACAACAGCAGCCGCTCGGGAATTAGGATTGTTAGCAGCTTTATGTAAATCTTGGGCTAACTCTTCATACAATATACCCATCTTCTTTATCTGTGTACTACTTGGTGGTAGAGTTTGGGCTAATATATTAGTCCATGTCTTCTTGAACTCTTCCATTGCCTTACGCATATTGTAAGTGCCCTGCTCCATAGCTCTCTTTTTCTCAACTATATCATGTCGTTTAGCTATTATGGTTAGATATTTGATAAGATCACCCCAAACTAGGCCAGCTAATCCTCTCGAAAGAGGGACTTGCCCTTCGTCAGTGGGGTCTAACACTGTAAACAACAGATTTTGTAAATATTCATTATCAGTGCCGGTTACTTCAGCAGCATTTGATAATTTCATTGGGTTGAGTTCACTCTTAATGAGAATTCTCCTTCTCCAGAGAGCTTTATTTTCAGCAACATTGATGAATGTTGGGAATGGTACATTAGTGTTTGAAAGGACAAGTTTGAAATCTATAGGCTTTCCTTTGTCTGCTAGATCAGCCATTGGTAAGATGACTGATCCACCACTCAAAAGAAGAATCTTAGCTACATAATTCTCATCCTCTCTTTCCAAATGTGTATCATCCCAAGTTGCTATTTCTTGTCCACAATAATTGTCCAAGTATTCCAATTTGTCATTTATCGGATATGTATTGAGGTTGGAAGCGATGATAGGTCCTATCTCTTTTACTAGGCCACTTTGTACATTTGTCTTTCCAATTCCTGGTGCACCAAAAACTTGTATATGGAATGGTTCGTAACGCCCACACTGGAACTTCATCAAAGCATCCATAACATTTGATACACTCATAACTTGTCTCCATGCAGCATCTACAGCT